CTAAGGTTGGTAAGGATAAAGTGAGAGTTTTTCAAGCAGCTGAAATTGGTTTTCAGCTGCTGCAGCGTAAGTATTTTTTACCTATCGCACGTTTCTTGTCAATGAATTCTATCATTGCTGAATGTGCTGTTGGTATTAATGCTCACGGCCCTGAATGGACTGAATTGATGCAACATATTACTAAGTATGGAAAGAATAACATATTAGCTGGTGATTATTCTAAATATGATCTTCGTATGCCATCACAAATTACGTTGTGTGCTTTCTGGGTCTATCTAGAAATTGCTAAAACAACTAGTAATTATTCTGATGATGAGTTAAAGATTATGAAAGGAATTGCCACTGATACATGTTATCCATGTTCGGCTTATAATGGTGACCTTATTATGCTAACTGGTACCGTACCTTCTGGCACAAACTTAACAGTGTATATCAATAATACATGTAATAGTTTGTTACATCGCTGTGGTTATTACCACACAGTTAGTAAACAAGGTTTGCCTCTTTTGCCGTATCGTGAAAATGTTGCTTCAGTTTTTTATGGGGATGATGCCATAAGTTCAGTAAATGCGAAATATAAGTGTTTCAATCATATATCTTATGCTAATTATTTAGCTGAAAATGATATGAAATTTACTATGCCCGATAAAACTTCAGAACCTACAGAATTCATGAAAATTGATGATGTAGATTTTTTGAAGCGTAAGAGTATTTGGCATGAAGAGCTTGGATTATTTCTTGGTGCATTAGATGATAATTCTATTGCTAAAAGCTTACATGCAAATATTCAGTCAAAGGCAATTTCGCCTGCTGAACTTTCGGCACAAGTTATTGATGGAGCTGCTCGTGAATGGTTTGCACATGGTGAAGAAATCTATGAAATGAGACTTGAACAACTGAGAAAAGTTGCTCAGATTCATGATGTTACCCATATGACACGGGAGCTCGATCTTTCGTACCAGGAAAGAGTACGAAATTACAAGCAGAAGTATTTTGAACAGCAGTCTGCTTGGGTTCTAAGGAATGAACCAGAACTTGTTAATGCTGTTTACGTGCCGCCAGCGCCACCAATTGAGA